TAATGCGACACCCTTATAACCTGGCTTTATTTAAGCATTACCACATAGGCATGATTATAAACTCCAGGTTGAAGTGTTAAGTGTAAGCTGAATATTCATATACATTACATTGTTTAGCGTATACGGTAAAGAGATCTTTCCTGTCTGATCGAGTGTGAGGTTCTGAACTTCCAGTGAGTTATCCACTCTTGTCACAAATAAAGAACTCCAAAGTTTTCGCTCTCCTGTTGAATTAATCAATTTCATAATATTATCAGGAATTGTCGCAATTCTTGAGTCACCTGCAATAGTTGAACCCTGAGAAAGTTCAATCTGTCCAATTATGTTTAACAATCCTGAGAACCTGTTATATGAACAGTTCCATGAACCCTTCGTATAGTTAGGGAGTCCAGTATTGTGAATGTTAGTTCCCTGAACCCACTGATTACGTGTGTTAATGTCTGTAATATTCACTCCATTCTGATTTGCCTTGTTCAGTGCTGAGCTTGCCGCATTTGATGCGTTCTGAATAGATGAGTCCTGTTGTGCGTTTTTTGTTTTTAAACTAGCAATATCTTCACTGTTAGCGGTTACAGAGTCATTTAAGCTCTGCACAGTTTTAGACGCCTGTGTCGCAACTGCCTGAGCTGTACCTGCGGCGGCCGTTGCATTGCTCGCAGAATCTGCGTTCGCTTTCAACTGGTTGTCGATTTTTAACATATCCCCGTTGTAATCACCAAGGTACGTAGGTTTGTCCGTTCCGATATACTGTGACAAATTATAGTTTGGTGTTTTGTTTGTACTACTCATAATAATAATCTCTCCTTACATTAATATATCTTTTGCTGTGTTATCAAACGTGTACGCCGTCATATTGTAACCTGCAAATGTATTACACGTTAGTGATGTTATGGCATCAAACTCGTTAACTGTAATTGGTGCGTTGCTGTGTAATTCAGCCAACTGATAAATCACATCTTGAAAGAATACGTATTCACCTGTGAGCGGTGAGAACATATATAACTGACTTGACGGGATTAATTTGCACCCTGCGTATAAATCAAAATCGTGAGCCGTCATGCTTAGTGCTTCAAAACCATTACAGCTCAGCTTCAAATCGTCAAATTCATCGCAAGTTATTCCACAGTATCTCGCTGTGTCATAAATATCACCAAGAATTTTACATATATTGTTATATTGCCCTGTGACAGGATTATAACACTGTATATTCTCGCAGATGTGCTTGTCAACATAATCAATCAATCTATCAATCTGCTGATTGATGTATGAATACGTTTCAGCGTTTAGACGGTACATGGTTTTTGTCAACTCTGTCAATGATTTCGAAATATCATTTATTTTCTTGTTTATTGATACTTCGAGTTTTGTTATTTTTTCGTTGTAATCAGATTCAACAACAGTAATTTTTCCGTCAACATACCCTTTAAATTCTGCAACTTGTGTGTCCACATACTTTTCAAGGGAATGTATCTCACTTTCAAGTGTTGCTTTTAATTTAGCGATTTGCGTGTCCGTGTAATCTTCGTATGCATTCGTAAAGTCATTGATAGCTGAAATGCATTCATTTATTTTTTTTTCAAGATAACACAGAACCTCATAGTATGACTGTTTGTCATTATAAACTGACGGTAGATTACAACAATTTAACCTGATTAATGGTGTTATTTCCATTTTTTATCACCTCACTTTTTTCACCACACTTGCATAAATAGTTTTCTACACCGTTTCAATAGTATTGTGTTGATTAAATACACACCCTCAGAAATTGCACTAAAATATTTATCACTATTGCGTGTGTCTGTCACATTTTCAGATAGTGTGCGTTTTGTGTTGCCTACACGGTTGCTATCACTTTGCCCGGAAGAATTTGTTGTTGTATTTGTGGTGTTGTCTGTGGTCGCTTCACCTCTATCCATTTCAGAGGCATAGTCATTTGTGTTAATTGTGACTTGTGGGTTGTCTGAATGGATAGACTGCGAGTTTTGTTTCTGATTTGAAGTATCTGTAGATACTGCATCTTGCTTTACATCTGTGTTACTTGTTTCTGTGTCGTTTATGTTTTCATTGTGTGTCATCACCCTTTCTCCCGCAACGTTAGGCATACCGCCAAGCAATCTATATTTTTGTTTCATTTCTTCCATGTTTTCATACATTAGACCCTTAAAAAATTGCTTATGCATCCCCAACGTTTCTTGTCCTATTTCATTGTTCAAATACCTTGTCAAGTATGCGATCATAAACTCGGATTTTCCGTCACCTGTGTTGTTATACCACGGAAATGAGAAGTCGAAAAAGGCGTTCACACCTTGTTCAACTAGTTCATCCGGGGGCAGACTTTCAGAGTTTGGTACAATGTTTTGGAGTATATTATATATAGTTGTGGTATACTTACTCAATATCATCACCCTTTCTGTCAATGTTTGGTGTAAACTGACCTGGGGCATTTACTGGCGTTGGTAGATTCGATCTAAATTCTACTTTTGCGTTCCATCCGAATAATTTGTTGCAAGCGTCAACTGCGCGTTCTCTCAGCGCAAGTGCTAGATTTCGATTACCCTCTGTGTGACCGTTGTTCCCGGCAACTTCATCGGATATCAGTCTTTCTCTTTTTTCTGAAGGGTTCGACTCATAACCAAGATCAGTTAGTACACGACCCCACAACACGGTGAGTTCATCTTCCAACTTGTCAACAACATAAGGCGCGCCTAATGTGATAGCTTGTAAATTCTTAATATTAATTGTGTCGCTAATTTTAATCACAGGAACATAGTTGGAGTATTCGTCACCGAGTACTTGATAACTCAGCTTTTCGTCATCAGATGAAGTAATCGCAACGGGTGTGCGTTGACTAAACATGTTAATGTCACGTGTACGCCACACATCTGCCATAGTTTTTGCGTACAGACAAGCCGTATAATAATATGGAAATGCTGTGGCACTATCCCACATAATAATGGAATTTTCTTTCCCGTATTCTTTCATGTATCCGTTATTTGCATACGCCCATCTATCCTGTGGAACGTTGTATATATCATACATCCCCGACAAATTCACTTTCATAAAGGCAAAAGCGTCTGCTACATCATCATAAATGAACGACCCCAAGCCGTGAAAAAACATGACGCGTTCTATAAAGAATGGTTCAATTGATTCGGGTAATCCTGTGTATTTGAACCGATTAACAAACAAGTTCATGATACTGTTAAAAAAGTAGAATTCAGTGATGTCTCGCTCGTTACACGGTTGATTTATGTTCTTTTCGTATACCCGGTAAGGGTTTTTCACTGTACCCATACTATCACCTCTTTTCTAATTGTTTGGTAGTGAATAGTTTCCGATATCATCTGTGTGCCACAGTGTAACACCACGGTTGAAAATAGATCTAATCTGTTGTAGTTGTGCAAGGTCAACTGCTCCAGTAAAACCACACCCCGCTGTTTTAACGTAATTCCATGTTGACCGACTACGTATGTTTGGTGTTGCAACTTTGTTGATAGGGTATCCGTACACGTCAAAGAATGAGTCAATCACACGTGCAAATTCTTCCTGGCATGACATAACGTAGAAACTGAATCCCGTCAATGCACAAGCAACATTGACATTCTCAGAGAGTGCTTTACCGTGAACGGAAGCCGGGACGACAGATTTGTCTCTTAGCTGTGCCAATAATGACATAGTGCCTTGTATTGCACTAGCAGAACCTGAAGCTACTTGAGTTCCGCCAACAGCTCCACCTGTGGCTATTGCGGTTATTGCACCAACTGGCGCTTGTAATGAGTCAGCCAAAATAGATGTAGCTTGAACAGCCAGTGCCCCCTTATTCTGTGCAATCCATGCCTTGAACGTGTCAGACTGGAAAGCGCATTGTGGAAAGCCTGATATAACTAACGATTCAGAGTACAAACGATTCACACCCTTATAATTAGATGGTGATACCAACACCTGTGGTAAGGTACACATTGCACCCACTATCTCAAAGTCAATACTATGATCGGCATTGTTTGACAATTCAAACCGGTAGACATTCGCTTGACCCTCATTATTGTCAACCATAGCGTAGCAAAACGGATAACTATACAGTTTATTGTTGCGTGGGGTGTACCCACCGAAAATATCACCCTTGTTTAACGGCAATTTAAACTCAGTACGGTTTGAATCATCACCCTTGATCGCATTAATACAAATTTGTGGCGCCATGAATATTGCTAGTATATCGTCCACAATACCCTCTTCCGTGTATTGGTTGATTAGTTTGTTTACGGTATCCACATCTTTCACACTGTAATGTCCTAGTGACCCTGTTCGATATATCCCATTAACGACTGAACCGTCAAAAGGTTCCCCCGTTGTTCCCTCTGAAACATAGACGCATATGTCCATATTGTACAATGGATATAGATAGGAATTTGCCACTACCGACTCTCCAGTTTCAAGATTTACGGGTATCTGATTTGCCCCGATTCTGTCCTGACTTTTTGGAATATGTTGCCATTCGATAAAGCACGGTTTCACTTTCAACTTATACCAGTTGCATTGAAAAACATCCATTTCAAATATGATTCTAGTTGTACGCTCTGATCTCCACTCTATTGATGTAATGAAGCAGAATACCCATTCATCATGTAATCCATAGTTGTTGAACGCTAAGTAGTTGAGATCAAGTGCAGACATTTCAGTGAATGGGACTTTCACGTCAAGTGACCCAACCCGAATTGGTGACATTTCATCTAACTCACTGGAGAGGTTAACTCTCCAGTTTTCAAGATGATTTAACAAGTCCTGTGTTGAGTTGTACAATCTGACGTGATTATACGAATTATCCCAAGGAACGCCTCTATATAGTCTTAGTTGTGTTTGTGGTGCACGTGGCACAACATTCGCCTGTGTAGGCATTGGAATCATGTTTACTCACCCCCCTATAAAAGTTTTTTCAACTCAACTGTGTTTAATACTAACTCTCTTTCGTAAAATTTACGGATGCTTTCACTAACTCATCAGGTCTGTAAACAATCTCAACAACAAGTTTTGGTGCAGTTTCATCTGAACCAACGTATAACTGATTTGAACCAGGCAAGATATATGTATCTTTCGAAGTTGCACCTGAAACACTATAACTCAAAAGTTTCTGACGATATGCACCTGTTCCACCTGTCATGGTTGCAGGAATATTAACCACTGTACCCGGTGTGTAAGTTCCACCAGTCGCTGAAATAGTTAATGACTCTGTAGCTACTTGATCTGTGGTAAACACTCTGATCGGATAGAACGGTGACGCACTAATCATTTCCACCATAGTGTAAAAATAATTCCATGCTAACACATTTGCGAGTCGCTGATCGCTCATTTCACGGAACTGATCTCTCACATTGAAAAATCTAATATCCAACAGCACGCCTTGGATGGCTGAATTCGCGAATTTGTCAACAATTACGGTTCTAACATCAACCTGTGCTTTATCAAGATGGAACGCATAAGCCAGTGCATCCACACTAATCTGCGCATTGACTTTAGGTGTTGTGATGAAGATGAGGCTGTATGGTTCAGATGTAGAAGTCGCACCTGCAATGTTGTTAGCCGGATTCGGGAATTTAAATTCATCCACTGCGGATTTTACCTCTGCAAGCATTCTCTTAGCAGACGCTTCATCCACAACAGCCGGAACAGTCACAGCCGGTAAAATCTGCTGTGTATATCCAGTGTCAATCATACCTTTCATAGCGTTGTATTCATCCCAGTTCGCGCCGGATACGGCTGACTGCATCTTCATTCCCATCATATCGCGGATTCCATATTCTGTCAAAAATGCTGAGCGCAAGTTGTCGAATGTGACTGTAACAGGGTACTGCATATTCAAATTAACCTTGTGGAACACACTCATGATATACGACTGATACTGCTGAAATGCCACTTCATATGACTCACGTGGGTCATACAGTTTACCCTTACACATATTTACAAATGTTTCCTCGTGTGTCATACCATATCGCATAGGGTCTTTTTTGTACATAGCAAGAGGATTTCTCCAAGCTGTTGAGTCCACAGTCTGTAGACCGATTCTCTCAAGTAGAGATGGAATAATCTGATTTTTACCCTGTGAATAACTCATCATAGCTGTGAAAATCTCAGACAAATTGGTCTGAGTCACCTCAGGCAGTCTGTTTTCAAGGTCATACTCTGACCTCATTGCATTTAAAATTGCTACGTTACTTGCTTTTGTTGCCATATATAGTCTCTCCTTTCATTACTCTGTTTCCCCGGAAAAGTCCAAGTCTTCCAGTTTTGGAACAGGCTCAGGTGTAATTGGTTTCTCAATCGGTTTTTCCAATGCCCCACTATTCTGTGTCATGATTTCCTCTTTGAACCGTGTTTTATACTTTTCTGCAAGATCGTCATATTTTGCTTTCCATGTGGTTTCATCTTCCGTAGGTGTTCTTAAAGTTGTGAGAGCTTCGTCAAACTCCTCAACATTTTCAAGAGCATCAATAATCTGTGTTAATGCTTCTTCTCTTGTCATACTCTATTAGCTCCTTTCCATAGTGGCATATTGTATAACCACAATTTCGATTTCTTTTTCTTTTTTACGTGTGGATTGTTTGGGTTAAAATTTTTTAAATATTCATACCACTTGCGCGCGTTTTTTCGCCTGTCATCCTCGACCTCGACTCCGGCACGCTCAAAGTTTTTTAGAAACACACTTGCAAGATATTCAGGCTCATCTGTAGCTTTTTTAAATTCCAACCACGACATTTTATAATGTGAAGTTGGAATCCACTGACCGGATGGCTCAGTCTGCATATCTAGCCACAAACACTGACCGTCACCGTCATCAATTTCGAACCCCTGACTTTTCGCCCAGTTTGTATAGTTGGTTGCCGGTGTCCACTGAGCGAGTCCGAAACCTAGACTATAATTTCCCTGGTCTAAGTTTTGCCACAATCCGGGGTTGATATTGGATTCTCGTTCAAAGTTGCCAAGCATACCAGCGACAGCGTTCAATGTAAAACCATACCCCCACATGATAGAATAAAATACATAAGCATTATTCTGCATTTCTTCCTCTGTGAGATAGTTATTTTTTGCAATCCACTTAAGCTTTGTGGCTTTTCCTAATCTATATAGGTCTGTGTAGTAATCAACCCCGGTCACAAAGTTATTTATGGAAACCTGTTGTGCAAGTGGAACATTAGCTGTGTGCGCACCCATTGTAATGCCACCACTGTCAGTGGGTTCATAACACATTTCTGTATGCTGACGTGTTGCACTGCGAACAACTAGAATGTCACCCGCTTGCCACTGAACAGCATCTGTTTTATAGTGTTGTGCACCAAGGTCTAGCAAATACTGCCCCATGGTGGCTGTTGTGAACCAAGGATTTTCTTGAAAATAGCCGGCTTGCGTTAATGCCTGTGATATCAATGAGGAACAATCATAATACGTTATGCCGTTTACATTCTGTCCACGCCGATATTTTTGAGAATATCCAATGTTAGGTGCATTACACGCGTTAATCATCCATGTGTATGCTGTGTTAATAGACGGCATATCACCACAACCTTATAGTCTGACCTTTGTAGATCAAGTTAGGGTTCGCGATTCTGTTTAGGCTAGCGAGTGTCTGATAATTTGTGTTGTACTGTGACGCAATCCCGGACAACGTGTCACCTGATCGCACTGTGTAATACTGTGGCTCGTTGGTTGACTGTGAAACTGACGCAACTGTTAGCACCTGACCAGGGTAAATAGTGTACGGCGAATGAATACCGTTTCTATTTGCGATATCAATCCACGAAACACCAAGTCTTTTTCCGATGATAGATAAACAATCACCGGTTTTTACTGTGTACGTTGCGACACTTTCCGCGTTCGTGTTTGATGAATACGCACCGGAAATTGTGAGAACCTGACCCGGGTAAATCAAGTTCGGATTCGCGATACCGTTCAGCTCAGCAAGATATTTGTACGTTGTGTTATATCGTTGTGCAATACGTGACAACGTATCACCTGACTGTACAGTGTAATACACAACACGATCTTCTGCTTTGTGGTTTGGCTCAGACGGTTTATAGTTATCTGACGCAACATAACCTGCTAATTTATCCCAATCCGCGCTATCGCCATAAAAAATATCTAAGTCTAAACTTTCCGACCATCCACGCAAGCGACCTGATGATGTATATTGATATAACACTGTGTTATCGTAAAACTCACCAAGTGAACCACGTAACGGTGGGTTGTCTACGAATCCATGGATCGTGTTATACCCCGAATAATAACCCGCGTTCCATAGGGAATAATGCTCCGACACCGAGCTCCAGTCGTATCTATGAATTACGCTGTTTGACATATAGATCACAGGTTTCACACCTGTCATGTTATAGACAGCGTCTAGCCAGTCTTTCGCCCAACCGACACCTTGATCGACTGCGGATGACTCATAATCCAACACCAATACAGAATGTCCAATGTAACCGGAAATGTGATTCACGAAATACTTAGCCTGTGCGATGGCATCACCCTTTCTCGCGAAATGGTACACACCAGTCTTTTTTCCGCTGTTCTTTGCGTCTTGATACACTCTGTCACAATCAGGGTTAACATAACTTGTCCCCTCTGTTGCTTTTGCGATTACGAACTCAACACCATGCATCTGTGTAACGTCAATTCCACGTTGCCAGTTAGACACGTCAATACCGTTCATATTTGCACTAGCTGTAACTGGTAGTGAGACAACAAGCATAACAGAGAGGAATAATGCGATCAGATCCTTACTTTTTTTCATTCGCATTCACCTCACTATCTAACTTGTCGCACAACTTCTGTAATACAATGGTGTTGTTGTTTAGTGCATCCGCCATTGTTTTCATTTCTTCTGTGTGTGATTGTGACAGCTGTTTAAGCTGTTCAGAATCCTTGTCACGCGTGTATTTCTGATAATACATTAACGCACCACAACACACAATCGGAAAACCAACCGTAGCAACGGCGTTAATCACTGCGTTAATAGTTTCCATGTTTTTTCACTCCTTTCTGTGTAATGTTTCACGTGAAACATGAATCAAGATGTTTCACGTGAAACATGAATCAAGATGTTTCACGTGAAACATGAATCAAGATTAACGTTAAACAATTAAGCAATCACTTAATCGTTAATCACATTATAGCAAAATAAAATAGCGATGTCAACAGTAAATTTGTTGACATCGCTATTTATGTGCCCGTGACCTATAAGATAAATCAAAGGGTGCGTTACTCCACCCGCCCCGGTTGACTACTTGCCCATTAACGCGTCCGGGCGCGGTCAATGATTCTACTCAAATAGGGGAGCAATATTATAATATCACAATTTATTACCCTTGTCAACCTATAAAAAAGATAACATATCGAACACCATATTTTTACAAGCGAGGTTTTGGAAACGCATCAAACCGCGGTGAAAATAATTTCGTAACGCCATAATAATATAGTTGCTACTGTTCACCATCACTGCGCGATCGTCTATAACATCCGTATAATTGAAACACACACGCCGTGGAAATGTTTCGTCTGCACCCTCTGACACATAGACACAACTGTTGTATTTTCTTACATTGTACCACATTTCATTGTAGCGTATCGAAAGCATATACTCAGACGCGCCGGAGGGTCGTGTGATTAACGCGTCATTGTCATTCAAATACACGTTCTGTGACGCGTGGGAAAAGTATTTTGACCCGGAGAACGCGCGGTTAAAAGCTGAACTCTCAAAAGCTTTACTGGCGTTTTCGTTATATGTTCGCTCGTACACCCAACCGTCACCACGTAATATTTTTGTATCACGTTTTAGCATTTTATTGATGCCTAGCGCTTGATAGTATGGGTTGAGTATTGATACGGTGTTACTTGCCATATATAGCGGAACACGTCGACTCTGTTTTCCGTCACCACGTGCGATAGATGTGTGAATAGACATTAACTTATCTATTTCGTTTGGTAGATAATTGTTAGACTCGTCTTGATATTCGTCAAAAAATCCATGTGCCACTTGCACGAATATAGATGACATTCTCTTAATTTTTCCTGACAATGACAGTGGTAAGCACCATCCACATGGTTTATCATCTAACAGTAATTGCACCACTGCACCGTCAAACAATTTCTTTTCGGTCATAACATGCCCATTGTAAAACAATCTTCGAATGTCGGTAAAAAATGAATCAGACATGGACTGCATATCTGTTTTGTAACGATAAATAAGATAGAACTGGTTAACGTCTGTTTTTTCTTTCAAAAAGGTGTCGATTAGACGCCGTTTAAATGACACGGTTTTACCCGCTGTTCGATTTCCATCTGTAATATATATATCCGGGTTTTTTCCGTTACGATCTTTTAACGTCAACAAATAATTACAGTCATAATATTTTCCCACGTGTAAACACCTTATACCTTTCGCCACTCATTGTCACTACGTTATAACATTGTAATCCCTTTCGGTCTGTGTACGGTGTCACAGATTGTACATATGGGTCATTAATGATACGCATTAATGTGCCAGATGCTACAATAGTCATATTTAATTTTCCTAAGTTAATCATATTACACCTCCTTATACAGAAAGAGCGGTTTCCCGCCCTTTCTGATTATTCGTCATATCTAGTGACAATGAGGTTTGTACCGTTACCCTTTGCCAATTTGATATTTTCAAATTTTACGCTGATCTTCTTTTCTTCAACATCCTTACTGTCTCCAACGATTGCACTCAGGTTTTTCAATCTACCCTCAACAACTTTTGACGCACCACTAAAAAGCTGCCCGTTAACTTTTACAACGGAAATCAAAACTTTTTCCAGTTCTCCTGTGTTCTCGTTCAATTTTTCAGAATCCAGGACCCCGAAACCCTCAAGTACACCTTCTACTTTCTGTTCAACTGCGTCAATAAAACCAAGTCCTGAACCCACGTTCGCCATATCCATTTTTGTCATATTATACAACATACTTATTTGCCTCTCTTTCTTGAACCGTTAATTTCTGCAACCTCTTCCTCTGTAAGAATCAGATGTTCTTTCACTGTTGAGTGTTCAACAAAATCAGAATCGCTCATGACACGCTTATCAGCATAGAACACACATTCCAAAACATTCACAATCGCATTTTTGAACATTTTGCCCAATACGATTTCTGCCTTTTCTTTTGAGGTACACTTCTCAACATTTACCTCTACTTCTCTTGACTGGATTCCCTGATCTGTTTTTTCAACGACCTCAGCTTTAACTTTTGCTGTAATAATTGTTCTTGTAATCATAATCTAAATCTCCTTTCTTTTTTTTAACATTCATCTTGATTACGTTTATGAGTATACACCGGATTCACTTTTTTGTCAAGACTTTTCTGTATTTTAAATGTTTTATTTTTTAACAATATACCACCTTTGATTCTTACGCCTTTTAAGTTAGCGTCCTCAAGTTGCAAGTTTTCACGTAACGCGGACACAGGTAATCCGCGGTCAATAAACTCCTGCTTCGCTTGTTTCGTCATGCCTGACGCTTTTAAGTTCAAATAAGGCTTACACTCCTCGCCATCCTCTGCTATAACGTGTTCTGCATAGGTTTTCTGACGTTCATAATAAGCGAAATCAAAATCACATTCATTCTTCCAACAGCAAAATTCAACAGGGTCAACAACAACCATTTCAGCCGGTTCTAAACCTTGTAAATGGATAGAGTCTGTGTCTGCATAACAGAAACGATCATAATTAGCTATGGCATGTCTGATCGTGAAATTTCGCGCGTATGATGTTATAGCTGAGCCGACAGGGATATAACCAACAGTTTTTTCATGTTCCTCGTGCAATATGAAACGAACGATCCCATCTTCAGACATATACGGTTCTTTCCATGAACTATCATCTGACATCGCGAACTTGCCATACAAGTTGTTTAGAAAAAGTTTAGCGAGTGTCCGTTTAAAACCTTTACTTTTCTTTTTCATTTCTGCGTATGTATCAATGTATTCGTCAAACATACCTGGACGAGCGTAAAACCATACATGATCTATAATTTCTAAATCGTACAAATCATATGTTTCTTGCAATAATAGCCAATCTGTTTTAGTTAACACAAACTCATGTAGTGTGTCACAGACATTCCCGTCATTATCATAATAATATCTATAATATTGTGCTTTATACCGTATATCTGAGGTGTACAGATTTTCGTTACCTTTATAGTGTGCGTTACCTCGGATATGCAACCACGGAAATGCCCCCGGTTTTAGCCGAAACCGAAACTTACAACGAACAAAATAATAAAAATCATTCTTATTGTTCATATGGTCAGGTGGTGCGCCTAAGCAATACTGACCACGCCCGTAAGGGTAGTAATTCCCGGAAACACTATGCATCATAGACGGATACAATGAATTTACATCATACACTTTCCCTAATGTTATAGTTCTGTGTGCGTATCTAGGGTTCACGTAGCACCAACCGCCAGAGTATGATTTGTGTACATATTCCCACATGTTGTTATAGCCTGAAAATTCAAAGTGCATGGGATCATCTCGTATGTCAGGGAACAATCTATCGAAATCCTTTTTTGTGTAATGAGATTTAAACTCTGACAAACAACATGACCCAATCGTTAACTTGTCATGCCCCGCATTGAACATCATTTCGAGAGCCTCTTTCAACACAAGAACGTCATTTTTTATGTATTCCTCTTCTTCCGGCGTTATATCACAATAGGCTTGCCTATTCCCTGTGTACTCCATTTCTAACTTTTGGTGTTTCGTTTTGAATGACTCCCCGATTACCCTCAAAGATGATGGCATAAGTTTCAAACTATTTCTTATTTCTAATAGTGTGTGTGACCATTTTATTTTAATGTAATACCATTGTCCCATAGCTGAGATAGATGTTTTAAATTGCCTACTTCTCATATTAGTGTCTTTCACGCTTGTGTGCGTGTACCCCTCACGGAGCAAAAAATCCACAATAAATGAACCGTCAAAAGAGAGGTTGTGGAAAAATAAAACGTTATTTCCTGACATACGTAAAAATCTAGTTAGAAAATCACGTATACTGTGTGTGATTGTTACAGATTCAGTCTCATCATATAGTGCAACGTCCGCACCCGCCCATACCTCAGTCCAATCTTGCTCATGTCCGACTTGTTCCACCATCTCATCTGTCCACACGGTTGTCTCAAAGTCACACGCCCAGTAAGTTATTTCTTTCTTTCTTCCCATAACATCTCACCATCATTTACACGACTATTCCTCACTCTCAACACCATCATACATAGATAGAAAATCATGATAGGCTTCACTGTCGGGCGCTAAGTCCATCATACGCGCTATTTCGTTAAAACTTTTTAATATTGCCTCTCTTGTTTCGTAAGGCGGCTCGGGAAATATGTCCGGGTGCTGTGATAACACGTAGGCAAAACGCCTACGTGTTTCTTCTGATTTACCATATATCAGCCTATTTGTCTGCCACTCGATAAACTGGGCAATGTACCAATAGAACGACTCTCTAACCTGTTGATACCAATTATCTATAATCTGTTCATAACTTTCTGCTGGTGGCAAAATGTCAACATACAAACCAAGATCTACTGGTATAACAGGTCCACCCTCAATTACTATGTCAACGGTCGGCAAATCAGCTTTTAGTATAGCAACATTTTTTCTCTGTTGTTTTAAGCGTTTCTTTTTATTCTTAATGGGTTTTAAAATTTCCCCTGTCTCAATATCAACAATACGCGACTTTGATCTGATCTTTTCTCCTGTCTGTTGTTTTAATCGGTTAATGGATGTTTTTGTTGGTTTCTTTACTCGTGCAATAACATCCACAATATATCCTTGATTCACTGCTCTATTTACACGCCGTAAATAATTTCGATATTCACGCTTATACTGTTCTTTAACGGTCAACTGTTGTCACCAACTTTCTTTAACAATAACCCGTCCGGAGTTCGTGCCCACTGTATTTTATCACCCTCTGTTATCCCTAAATCAGAGACAGCACTTGCCGGGATAACCACACGCGCTGTATAACTACAACCGGACTTCACAAACATTACTTTATAGATTGCGTCAACATTTTCTCTTTTCATTTAAATATTTGTCCTTTCTTTGTGTTATGTTTCACGTGAAACATTTGTGTTGATTTTTTACGGCAACGGAACTAAAAAATTGACTAACACAGCTATTAGGAAAAATAGTCCATAAAACATTGCCGATATTATAGCACAAGTTAAAATAAATAAAATTAACACTATCAGATTTTCTATTACTCTTTTAATTTTTCTTCTAAGCATGAATAAATCTCCCTTACTAATGACACACTAACCGGAACATCTATGCGTTGGTCATTTGTTATATACGCAATATACCATCTACCGTTGTTATACACTTTATCTTGAATTGTGTATAAAAAAGCATAGTGTAAATTTGTGCGGTATGTAGTGTTGCATAGCGAAAGAGCTGTCCCATTTTCTTCTCTCGCAATATCTCTCATTTTTTCGTATTCAACAACCGTGTCAGGTGTTACAAGTTCCGGATGATCGTATAACGACTCACAAAAATGATCTTGGAATCTCTTGCGCACTTGTGCGTGTGTTATCCATTCTCCCATAGGTTATTCACAAACTTTCTCGCTATATAAATTGGATAATGCTATTATGTCGCTTTTAACATACGTTTCTACAGCTTTATCATTATCAAATTTACTCTCTTCAGACATTAACTTTACGTATTTTGTAATAGCTTTATGTAACGCTATACCCGAACCATTAAAAATTTCCTTTACTTCACCGCCTAAATACGAAAATATAATGTTCTCTGCTTCCATTAATGTCTCAAGCTCTTGTTTTGTTAAACCTTTCATGTTTTTTCTCCTTTCAACTCTTAAATTATTGTCTCCAATCTCTTGTCCATTGATCTGCCATAGCTTTTGCGATTCCTGGAAATGTTTTACTCCTTGCTTTAGCAGTTCTTGGATCGTTATAAGAAATTGCTTTACCATTCTCATTATAGACTACTCCAATACCAACCCCAAACCTTGCTCCACCCTTATAGCTCCTAACCTTTGGCTCTACAATGTTTGTTGGTGTTAATTTCGGTACCCCTTTTAACCATAAGCACGTTGTTTTCTTTGTCTCATCCCCAAACTCATATGGCTGAATACGTTGCGTAGCCTTGATTGGTAATCCATATTTTTCAGCCAATCCCGGAAACCACTTAGTTATGTATTCCCCACTGACAATATTCACAGGGTTCTCAATCGATATTCTGTCACAATCAGCAATTAAAAACTGACAAAAAAACTCAATGGCTTCTCGTTGCCTACCATCTGCTCTTTTCTTTTCAAAATACCTCGCGCCACTTACTGCAAGATGTGTACAAGGTGGAAATGCGATAATCATATCCCATTTGCTGTTAACAATATGGGTTTCTCCGTCTGTTGTTTTAAACGTACAATTCCCATTAATCAATGCGAGCACGTCTTGCATAATATGCCACTCCGGATGACCCCCTGAGCTATCAATAATATCGCAACTATAAGCTTCAAAACCTAATTTCCTTAATTCACTTGTGACAGCTTGTGATTCTTCACATGCAACTAATACTTTTTTCATCTTGTTTACACCCTTTCTGTAATTTATTTGTTTCTAGTTATATTATAACACTATAACGTGCATTAATCAAATGTAACGTGCATTGTTTTTATAAAATACATTAAACAATTAAGCAATCGTTTAATCGTATACTGTACATTGTATACAATATTCAATTAAGCAATCGTTTAATCGTGTTGTATCTTATCGTGCATTATAGGCACAGGGGAAATCGTGCTTTTTGCGGGGAAAACGAAATACCGC